TTTTCTTCACAAAAACGCTTGCGTAATAGTCGTTTGTGGAACTCGCTGTTACTGTTGCCAGGCCATAAACGTATGCATTAGACGTGGCTGTAGCGGTGACGGTATCTGCTGTTGTGCCACCATCTGGATCTGATGCCGCATTTGCAGAGACTGTCGCGTTGTTCTTTGTCCAAGCCGCGTTGTCGATCTGCTCAGAATAGGTAAGCAAGTTCGTGCCAGCGCCTTCTGCAGTCGTCCTTTGCAGGCTGTACCTCCCGCCAGTCTCTGCCAACTGAACAGAAGTGGTCACTGCTGTAAACGGCACCAGCACGTTGGTCGGGGACCAGTTCACCGGGTCGGCTGCGGGGTCTGTAGTGCCACCGCCTGCGCCGTTGCGGCGGTAGCTCAAATAGTTCGTCGGGCTCCACACGACTTTGCCATCTTCATACTCGGTGCCGCTGACCCATTTTTCTGCTGTCGAAAATCCGGAGGCAGCAGCGGCGGCGGCAATGGCGTCAATACGCGATGTAGCTGCGTCCAGCGCGACTTCGTGCGTGTACTCTGCCAGTACATTCACCGCAGCGGCCTGCGCGTTCTGCTGCACACGCATGGGCTCCAGGGCGGCCACATGTTCGAACGCAACCGCTTTAAAAACAGCAGGCTCCATAGTGGGCTGCGGTGCGGGGGGCAGCGCGCTGATGGTGGGCGGCGCGGGGGGTGGTGGTGCCAGGGGCATCAGGTAGCTCCAGTAATTTCAAGGTCCCAAACGGACTCTTGGGGGTTGTCAAGAATGAGCCAGGGCCGCTCGAAGATGCCGTAGATGACACCCGCTTCGTAGGCGCGCAGCACGATAAATAGGCACAGGTCGGCGTGCACGGTTTCAAGGTACGAAAGGAGCGGATCTACCTCGGTGTTTTTCACCACCAGCTCCACGCTGGCCCGCTTGGACGCGGGCAGGCGTATGAGCTGGATGTCACCGTATTTGTTGACCTCGCGCTTGCTGTAGATATCAAAGCCCAGGCCCGCGCCATACTCCACGCCGATGCCCCACGTTCGGGGCTGCCCGAAGAGCAGTAGCGAGATGGCCAGCGCAGGGCCGCCCACCAGGTCTACATGCAGCTTGGCATTGGGGAACGCGGGCAGATTCTCTGCAATGGATACAGAGGTGCCGCCCACCCACTCGCCAAAGTAGAACTCCCACCAGTTGGACTGAACCGGCGACGGCGACGGGTAGCTGGTGTCGTCATGAACGGTGCCATACACAGCGTCAACCAACCGAATGCGGATGCTGTTGCAGTTGACCAAGCCCAGCGCAGCCACCATGCCCACAGCCCCGCCGGGGTCGAAGACATAGCTGATGCTGCTGGCCTGGGTGGTGCGGCTGTTGTTGGTGCCGTCAAACAAGCGCCAGCGGTTGGTGGCGCGCACGCGGGTCCATTTGTCGGGGTGCAACTTGGGGTTGTTGCCCAGGTTGTCTGGGAGCGAGTTTTCATAAACCGAGTGGGTCTCCAGCAGCATCACCATCGCACCAAGTGCGTACGTGGTGAGCGGGTTGTAGGCGGCTTCGTCGTCTTCGGGCACGTTGCTGGATACCAGCATTGCGTCCGTCACCGGCTGGGGCCGCATGATCACAACGCCTTGTGTCGTGGTCGTCACGTGTTCACCTCTTTTGTTTTTTGCTACTGCATTGCCAGGATGTTTTCAACACGCTCCAACGTCTTCGCAGACCGCAGGTTCAGGCGCTGTGCAGCCAGGGTGTTGGCATAGTCCTGCTCACGCAGGGCTACGATTTCACGGCGCACCTCGCGCATCTCTCCCGCCAGATCCGCAACGGCGTATGCAGACGTGCCACCCCCCGCAGGTGCGAACGACGCGGGAGACAGGCCACCAGCGGCTGGGTTAAAGGCCTTGGGTACGATGGCTTCGCCCTCATGGATCATGGCCAGCATGTCGCGCGGCACGTAGTTGGTGCCGACGTCAAACTTGGGCACGTCCAGCCCCAGCACACTGAGCGTTTCGGTCAGGCTGCCAGCCAGCCAGCCACGCATGCGCGCCAGCTCGACCGCGCTGGTGGCCGTCTCTTCAGTGGCGCTTTCCAGCGCCCGGCTGATGTCTGGCAGTTTCTCCAGCGCAGTCTTGTCGCCAGCGCGTGCCTGTGCTGTGGCCGTGGTGAACTGCGCCATCAGCACATCGCGGCTCAGGGGCGAGTCTTCGACCAGAAGGCCACGCAGGCGCTTGACTTCATCCTCCAGCGTTTTGCCCAGGGATGTGAGTGCATCTTCCAAATCCGCAGCACCGCCCGCCGGGCCGCCAAATGAGCCGGGCGACACAAAGTCCCCGCCCCCGCTGCCGCTCCAGGCGCCTCCCGCCTCGTAGGCCACGGCAGCCACGCCACCGACCATGTCGCCGATGGTGCCGATCATTCCTTGCACTTCAGGGTCACTCAGAACGGCAGTCCACACGGCGATGCTTGCGCGCGCTTGCTCGATCACCCCCGCAACAATGGCGGCGCCTACTGCGCCACCAGCAGCCACTGCGCTGCCGCCAGCAGCACCACCAGCGGCCACAGCACCGCCACCCGCAGCACCACCAGCGGCAACAGCACCACCACCCGCAGCACCACCGGCAGCCACAGCGCCACCGCCAGCAGCACCACCGGCAGCTATGGCGGCGCCGGATGTTGTGGCGCCTGCGATCATTGCATCCACCATGGGCTGGATAGCGCCCATGATCAACCCCGAGAGGTTAGACGTCATGGCGTCGTTGATGCTCGCGTACATGCCATCTACAAACGCCTCGCTCGCCATGCGGCTTGCTTCTTCGGCGCTGCTGGCGTTCTCGATAGCATCATCAAGGATGCCCTTGATCATGTCGCCACTGATGGCAAACGCATCGGCCAGCGTCATCACCTTTGGGGTGATCGATGCAAATTCATCCTCCACGCTCAGTAGCACAGCAACGATCTCTGCACCAGCTTCGCCCATTGCGAGAGCAGCCTCCATCATGGCGCGGAACTCTTCACGGGTGGTGGGCATGGTGAGGCCCACTTCCGCCAGCGCATCGCTGACCATGCGTGTCGTGTTCGCAGCCTTTTCTGCGTCGCTGTAGTAGTTGTCGTAGTAGCTAGCCAGGCTCGCCTGCAAGGCCTCGAACCCGCCAGCGGCCTCTCCGATGGCGGCGGCGGCATCAAACGTCATCGCAGCGAATTCAGGCAGGCCCATTGCATCAAGCGCTGCCTTGAACTGCGTCACGCCCACGATCTGGGTGTTGATGCTCGTGAGGATGGCATTTGCCGCCTCATCGGTCAGGGCTTCTGCATCCACGTCTTCGATCATTTTCTTGATCGATTCCGGGATGTCTCCAGCAGCCTGAAGCGCTTGAATGGTGGACTGCTTGAGGTCCAACGCGAAGTTCTTCAGCGCGGTCTCATAGTCCGGGCTGTTGGTGCTGGTGAGTTCGTACAGCGTGCCCGCGTAGTTGTCACCCGTCCCGCTTTCGCCAAACGCGGTGCCATCAGACAGGGTGCCGCCAGAGAACACGCCTCCACGGTCCTTGCTGGACGTTTCCAGCCCAGCGCTGAAACCCGTCACCGTCAAGCTGCTGCCCAAGGCCTTCAGCATTTCGGTGATGCCCATGGCGGTGCCGGAAACGGCTTCACGGATCAGGGATTCATCCCGGACGGGGTCACCTTCCAACCGGTAGGCTTGACCGTCCACCAAAGGATTGCGCGCACCGCCGCTGAAGTCGCGGTCGTACTGCTGGCCCTCGTATGTGTACGTCTGGCCGCGCCGGTTGTTGTCAACCTCACCGCCGTAGGCAACGCCGAACTGGCCGCCCACGCGGGTTTCGCCGCTGGTCCTGCCAATGAGGGCCGTGAGGGCACCGATGCCGAGGGCGATTGGGCCTAGCACGCCCAACATCATCCCGGCACCCTGCGCCATGAAGGCCGCAGGGCCACCACCAGTCAGCATCCCCCAGCCGCCTGCAAGCGCACCCATTCCATTGCCCGCAAACAGCGCAGACGCGCCATACGCACCGGCCGTACCGACGCCACCGAGCAAGCTGGCGGCGTTGCCAAACATGGATGCACCGCTGAGCAAGTTGCTGGCCCCGCCCAGGCCGGCTGTGGCAGCGCTAGCCGCCGCACCAAATCCACCGCCGAAAATGCTGGTGCCAATGTTGATGATCCACCTGCGCACCGTCATCTGGTACAGCACATCGAGCACGCTGGCCTTGAGCGTTTGGCCCAGCTTCTTAAAGACGTTAGAGCCACCTTCAAAGATGTTGGTGAACACGTCGTGCGCAGTGCGGTCCACACTGGCCCACATGTCGGTCCAGCCTTGCGCCTCGCGCTGGCGCACGTCCTGCTGATTCAGCACCCCTGCCAGCTCGCGGCGGGCGGCAATCTCGCGTTCAACGCGCTCGTATTCTTCAGAGCCCTCGCGCAGGCCTGCCTGCTTTTCTTTCAAGCGGGCGATGGCCAGTTCTTCCACCGCTTCGGCCAGGCTGATGTTGGCAGTGCGAGAAAGCTTGACGGCCTCCTCCTCATCACGCAGCCCGCTCAAGCGGTCTTTGATGCTTTGCAGCGTGGTAGCTGCCGCCTCTACATGGGCATCCATCCATGCGTTGGCCGAGTTGTTGTCCTGGTTTCGGAAGTCCGCAGTGCGCTGCATCTGTTCCAGCAGGTTTTCCCGCAGCAAGCGCTCTTCTTCTACCTTGTCAATGCGGGCCTTAGTCGCATCAATCTCTGCCTCTGCTGCCGCCACCTGGCCGCTAGAGAATTTCGCCGCGATCTTGGCCAAATCTTCCTTGGCCTTGGCCTGGAATTTCTCGCCCTCGGTGAGGTCGCGGCCCATATTGATCTGCTGATTTGCCTGAGCCATACGGGCGCGGACGGATTGCATCAGCTTTTCGTAGCTGTCGGCAGCAGCCTTTGCAGCCGCTTGCTCTCTGCGCAGGGCCGCAGCAACTGCTGCGGCTGCGGCCGCGCGGTCCGAGCGCGACAGATCGCCCGTGGTGGGGCCTGCGGGCGCGGCGGCCTTGCCAGGGTTCATCACCCGGTTCTGGAACTCTTCCAGCTTCTTGCGGGCGCGCTCCGCGTCTTCGACCATCTCTGTGCGGATGTTGCGCACTGAGGCAAAGTCAAACTTGGCGGCCGCCACGGCCTGCGCGGCAATGCCACCGATCTCGGTGCCGATGCCATGCAGCACAAAGGCCACGTCAGAGCCCACCAGCAACACAAACTCCAGCAGCGTGCGCAGGGCTGCACCGGCCGTGCTGGCAACGCTCATGCCATCGCCCAGGCCCAGGGCATCCTCACCTGTGGCGGTGAACATTTCGGCAACTTCAACCAGCGTGGGCAGCAGCTCGCTGCCAAAGCGCATGGTGGCCGCCTGGCCCATGACGGACAGCTTGTCCAGTTGGTCGTTGAAGGCGCCAGCCTGGTCTGCGGCGCCGTCAATCGGGCCGCCAGACAGGGCCACGAACTCTGCGCGCAGCTCTTGAATGCCTTTGCTGCCACGGCTGAGGAACTGCAGCAAGCCCGCGCCGGACTTGCCGAACAGCTCAACCGCCAGCGCACTTTTCTGCGGGCCTTCTGGCAGGGCGGCAAAGGTGTCGGCCAGCTCTGCCAGCACAGAGTCTGTAGAGCGCACCTTGCCATCGGTATCCGTCAGCTGCACACCCAGCGCGGCAAACAGTTTGACGGCTTCTTTGTTGCCGCCCACGCCTTCGCTGATTTTCAAATTCAGCTTGCCCATGGCGCCTTCCAGCTCCAGGGCGTCGGTGCCGGACAGCTTGGCGGCGTAGCCCAGCTCTGCCAAAGTTTGGGTGGATACGCCGATCTTGGGCGCGGCATCGGCGATGCGGTCCAGTTGGTCCACCACGGACTTCACCTGGTTGACGATGGCGCCCGCCGTGAAGAACGCAGCCAGGCCGCCCAGGCCGTTTTTCAGGCCATCGGCCACGCGGTCGCCAAACTGGTCTGCCGCGCTCTGGATGCGCTTCAAGCTGGCCAGGGTGGCCTGTTCGGACTTGTCGAGCCCGCCGGTGTATTGCGCATACTCCAGCGCGAGCTTGACCACCAGCGATCCGAGTGCGCTCATTGTCATTTCTCCTTTTGTTGTCTCAGCTCGTGGTCGGCTTGCAGCACGGCCAATTCCATGGCCTGCAGGTCTTGCATGAGCGCGCGGTGGTATCGACGCGGTACGTTGATCTGGAGGTGGGCGTGCACGCCTTCGTAGCTCAGCCCAATGCGTTGCACAGACATGCCCCCCGCATAGCGCCACTGGGTGCGCACGCGGGTGAACAGGTCAAAGGAGCGGGCGTTGTCGAGCCACAGGTAAAAGGGCTTTGCCTCGGGCGGCGCAACATCAGCGAGTGCCTGCGCTTTGGCAATGGCATCGGGCGGTGCACCCCAGGCGCGCATGGCCTCGACGATGCTGTCATCTACATCCAGCGGCGGGGGGGCCTGGCGGCCGATGCCCGCCCAGTAACGTGCCGCGTCGGTCAGTTTTTTAGGCGGGCCTTGTTTTGCGAATCAGCAAACGCCTGGAACGTGGCCAGCACGGCCTGCGGCACGCGCAGGAAGGCGGCTTTGTGTTCGGGGGTGTAGTCCACAAAGCCGCGTTTGTCGGCTGCGCGCATGTCGCGCCAGCCCACGAGTACCTTGTCCAGCACCTCAACCGGGCGCTGCTTGACCATCGCTTCATAGTCATTGACTTCGACGCGCATGAATTCGGCCAAGAAGGTGCTTTTCTCCCACACGCCACGTTTGCCGGGGGTCTCCACGACGACGGGGTATTCGTAGGTTTCGGTGGCGGCGAAGGCAAAGATGGGTTCGAACGCGGGTGCGTCGTCGTTGCTGTCATCGCTGGCGGTGGTGCGTGATTTAGTGACCATGGTGGTTTCTGTTTGGATGTGGGATGCGAAAACAAAAGAGCCACCGCAATGGGTGGCTCTTTTTCCAGGGGTGTGCACACGTGTGCACGGCGGGGGCGCTGGCTAGCGGACGATGATGGACAGTTCGTCGTTGCCCGCCACAGGGTTGATGTCGAAGGGCATCTGCAACATGGCAATGCCGGAGTCGTCTTGCAGCGTGAAGGGCTTGCATTGCACGGCGGGCATGGCGATCTCGACAATGTTGCCGGGGTCTACCCCATGCACCAGCTGGCAGGCGCCGCTGGTGCCCAGCCGCATGACTTCGGCCCAGTTCTTCACGGTGACGCTGGGCATCTCCATGGTGACGGAGCCGGTGGGCGTGCGGTCTGGGCTGTGGGCGCTGGCGCAGTTGACCAGTTCGCGCCAGGCCAGCGCGTTTGCCAGGTCGATGCTGAAGGCCGACATGCACGCGGACAGCCCATGGAAGGTGAACGTGGGCGTGTTGGTCTTGCCCACCGTCTTGGGCTGCAGGAAGGCGTCGTAGTCCACGCCGGTAGGCATGGCGACTTCTTCGGTGGGTGCGCTGTAAGCGCCCAGGAACTCCAGCTTCATCACCGGGATGCCCTTGGCATTGAGCTCGAAGCTCACGGTGCCTTTGGCCTGGGTGAGCACAAAGCGGGTTTTGTCCAGGTAGCAGTAGAGCGTGAGGGTGGGCTCGCCTTCGCTGACCAGGTCGTACTGCACATCGGTGCCTGCGGTGACGGTGGCCGCAAAGCCGCATGCCTCCAGCAGCAGGCCCCATGCGGGTTCGTCGCCCGGGGTGCCGCTGCCTGCCAGCTCGACCTCGCAGGTTAGCTTGCGGTGTTCGCCCACCGTCAAGCTGCCGCTGTTGCCCTTGTAGGGGCGGATCAGGTTGCGCTGCACTTGCTCTGCCGTGATGGGCTCGGGCATCAGCGCGCGGCACAGGATGGCATTGACTGCGGCGGTGGGTACAGAGTCTGTGCCGGACGTGACTTCACGTTTTGCCAGCAGCAGCATCTTTTTCATGGACTTGGCCATGGGGGATTCCTTTCAGGTCAGGGTTTCAAAAAGCCGCTGCTGCTTACGCTGCGGCCGGGGCGCCGTCGCCAGCTGCGGGCGCAACCGGCGTGACAGGGGTGCGCTCGCCCGTGGCGGGGTCGCGCGTGTAGGTGCCACCCTTGCCGGTGTATTGGTCGCGCGGGCGCGGTGCCGTGGGCAGGTGGTGGGCGGGCTTGGCGGGTTTGGTGGCGGTGGCGGCGGGCGCGGCTGCGCCAGCCTCCGCACCGGGTGCGGTTGCTTTCTTGCTCATGGCGGTTTGCTCCGGGGTTAGTGGCGGGGGGTGCGCAAGCGCACGGTGAGGTAGCGGGCGTAGATGTCCGGGTCAGGCTCGTAGTCGGCGTCTCCCGAGTCTTCTTCGTACTGGTAGGCGGGCATGGCTTCCAGCGCGGCGCGCAAGGGGCCACCACCGTCCACGGGCAGCAGCACGTCCAGTTCTTCCATGGTGGCCGCCAGCACGATCAGGTTCACGTCGTGCTGCGTGTAGCCGCCGCCCGCGCACCAGGTGTCTTCGGGCTTGCTGTCCACATCAAACACAGCGGCGGGCCAGGTGGGGCGCGGTGGCAGCTCCACCGCCCAGCTGTTCGCCAGGGCGGGCGTGAGGGCGGCCGTGAGCTGCTGGTGGATGGTGGTCATTTCTTTTGGGCCTTTTCCAACTCGCGCTGCAGGCGCTTATCCATGGCTTCGATGGCTTCGCCCTTGCCCTCATCCAGCGCGGGGCCAATAAAGGGCGTGGCGTCTTGCTTTGCGCTGCCCAGCTCGGCAAAGCGCCAGTAGTACGGGTCGTCTTCGTAGCGCTTGACGATCCGGCCCACCCCATTCACGCCCAGTTTCCCCTTGGCTTTTTGTTTGCGCGTGAGGTTGTACCCATGCCGTACGCCCAGGTGGTACTGCGCCGTGCCCTGCGGTGCCTGCGGCTCGCGCTTAATGGCGATGTTCTTGACCAGCGCCCCAGTGCGCCGCAGGCCTTGCGCAAGGGCCTTGGCTTTGGCGTGGCGCTTGAGCACCCCACCTGCAGACACCACCATGGCCCGCGCGGTGCGGGTGTCCATGTCGGTTTTGAGGTCCCGGAATGACTGGGACAGGTCGCCGATGCCTAGGGTTTCGGTTTTAGCCATTGTTTGCCCCGGTATCGCAGGTGAGGATCATCCATCCCCGCGAGTTGGCCAAGGGCTTGATGTGCTGGATGTCGAAGGTTTTGCCTTTGTGCCGCACGCGCATGGTCTCCAGCAGATCGTCGCGCAGACGTATCAGGAACTCCACACGCGCCACCGCGACTTCGCCGCCAGCGCTGGAGGCCTTGCGTTCAGCACCGGAGTAGTCCATGCGCTTGGCCCACACCGTGGTGTGCAGCACCCAGGCCTTTTGCACCCCGCCTGATGTGCCTTTGGCAACCTGCAGGCTGTCGATGTTGATGCGGGTGTCGAGGTCCTGCGAATTCATGTCAGGCCCCCATGTTGCGGTGCATGCGCAGCATGTTGAATGCACCCGTCTCTTTACGCTCGCGATCCTGCGCGCTGTTGTTGCCGACCAGCACGTCCACCAGCAGAAGCTGGGCGGCAATGATGTCGGGCGTGCAGATGATGCCGCGCGGGTCCGTTGCAGCCTCAAGGGCGGCGTCATCTTCATAAAGCGCGCCGTCCAGGAACGCAACGGCCTGCGCGTGCGCCTGGTCGATGGCGTTGCCGATATCGCCATCCAGGCTGTCATCCAGCCGCAAGCGCAGGATGGCTTCGGCGGGTGTCGGTTTGATGGGCATGCCCTCGCGCCTTACTTCTTCGCCGTGGGCGCCTTGCGCTGCGCAGGAGCCTTGGCCACAGGTTCAAGGGCGGGTGCAGCTGCAGGTGCGGGATCTGCTGCGGGAGCGGGCACTTCAGATGCAACCGCTTGCGGCGCTGCACCATCTGCGAGGGCAGGCGGTTCTGCAGGCGGATTGGAGGCCGTCTGGTCAGGACTAGACGCTGCAGCTACCGCAGCTGCAATTTCCTCTGGCGTGCTCTTGGACGTATAGCCGGTCGGTGGATAGTTCACAGCCAGGTAGCCTGCATCCACGAATTCCTGCACGGTGGGGCCATCGTCGCGCAGGGCCGTCTTTGGCGCAGGTGCACCTTCCGGCACGCGTTCGGCAGTGCCAGCATCTATGAACTGCTGAGCGCGATGACTGTCCAGGCGCGCCGTACCACCCGCGCGTGGGTCGGGCTTCACGAACTTGATCAACATGCTGATCTCCTTGCGGTTGGGGGAAGGCCTCGGCCGAAGCCGAGGCCAAAGGTCTCGACACGCGGTTGCGCGCTAGATCGAGACAAGGGGACAGGGCGCGTTCGCGCCCCATGTGTTACGCCACCAGGCCAAAGTCGCCGTAGATGAACGCTTCGGGGCGGTACACCGCCAGGGCGAGGCGTTCTTCGGCCAGGACGGTGACCATGTTTTTGACGAAGTCGTCTTCGTTCTCGGTGGCGACTTCCACGCGTGCTTGCCAGCGGTCGAACACCTGGGCGCCCATCTGGAAGGCACCGGCGAGGAACTTGTCCACCGCGATGGCCTGTGTGGTGACCACTGGGCGATTCCACAGAGTGGCGCCGATGACGCCCTGCGGATTGCCGATGATGTAGCGGCCAGTGTCGTCCTTGGTCAGCTCAATGCCCGCCCAGTCGATGGGGTTGAGCACCATGCCGGTGGATGGGTACTCTGCCAGCTCGGCCTGCAGCAGCGCGAGGCGCAGCTTGTCGATCTGGGTAGCACCGGCGACGACCAGCGGGGCGACATAGGCGGTGGCCTGCGGGATGATGCCCAGCAGGTTTTGGCCGGTGCCGTCGCCATTGAGGAGCTGCAGCTCTTCTTTGTAGGCGAGGCCATAACGCAGGCGGTGGTCGATGAGGCTTGCCAGTTGCGATGCGTCGCTCAGAATCTGGCGCGACGCCTTCACAAAGTGCGCGATCACCTTGGCGTTGGTGGTGATCAGGTCGTATTTCAGGCTGGATTCAGGCTTCTTCGCGCCTTCCGCGACGGGGGCCGCGTTGTTGGTGAAGCCGGTTTCCTTGACATACTCCAGTGAGCTGCCGTCCATGTTGCCGGGCGAGATCAGGTCGCGCACCGTCATGCGTCGCTCTGCCAGGCCCACCACGCCGGGCACGCGGGTCGTTTGCACCAGGTCACCCGCAGAGCCGTCAGCATCGGTGGTGAGGCTGGTGATGGCGGCTTTCACCGGCATATCGACGCGGCCGCGTGGCGTGGTTTTGCCCAGGAAGGCTTTCACGTCTTCGCTTTCCACAAAGCGCTGGCCCAGGGACAGGTGCGGTGCATTGGAGCCGTTGCCGTTGGCCTGGAGCTGTGCGAGGGCCTGCTCAGCTGCCTTCAGGTTGGCCTGCAGCTCGCCCTGCTTGACCAGCATTTCGTCCACCTTTTCCTTGTTGTCGGTGGACATCTGGACGCCCTTGGCGGCTTCGGCCAGGGCCTTCTCGCCAGCCTCTTTGACCTGGGCGCTGATCTTGTCCAGCGCGGCCTTGATCTCGGTGGGGTTGAAGTTCTGGGTGTCGCCGAGGAAGGCGGCGCCGCCCAGGGCCAGGGCGATATCCGGGTGGGCCAGCAGGAAGGCGTGAACGGGGGCCGCAACATCGACCCCCATAGCTTGGGCGCCGATGGCTACGGCACTGAGGGCGATCACGGCGACCGCGAGAAATTTGCGTTGCATGGTGTGTTTACCTTTCAGGTGGTGGGTTAGGACAGAGAGAAATCACGGAGCACGGAGAGCACTTCGGCACCCTTGTGGGCCGGAGCGCGTTCGGTGGGATCGCCCGCACCGCTGCCAGCGGGATCGCCCGCGCTGGACTTGAACTCGGAGATGAGGCGCATGGCCTCGGACTTGGGGATGCCGCTGGCACGCAGAGCAGCCTCCAGGCGCCGGGCCGCATGGGCCTGGGCCTTAGCGTCGCCCTGCCCCACCTGGTCGGAGGGCAGCAGTTCATCCGCGAAGCCTTGCTCGATGGCAGCGCTGCCACCGATCCACGATTCCGCGTCCATCAGCTTGGTGATGGCCTTGGTGTCAGCGCCGGTGCGCGCCACGTAGATATCGGCCATGGCCGCATCGAAGGGCTCCAGCCAGTCGGCGGTCTCGCGCAGGTCGTTGCGGTTGCCCGCTGCGATCACCCAGCTGTTGTGCACCATGAAGAAGGCTGCGCGCGCGATCTGCACGGTGTCGCCAGCCATGGCGATGATGCTGGCGGCAGATGCTGCGATTCCCAACACCTTCACGGTGACATCGCCTTTGTGCTCGCGCAGCAGGTTGTAGATGGCAAGACCTTCAAACATGTCGCCGCCAGGGCTGTTGACGTTGACCGTGACGGGCCCGGCGCCCAGGGTGCGCAAGGCCGACGCAACGCGCCGGGCTGTGACGCCCTCGCCCGTCCAGTAGTCGTAACCGATGGCGTCATAGATGCTGATGCTGCGGTCTTGCTCATCCTCTGCCGCTGCGGCCCGCAGCCCAGGATTCCAGCGCTCGAAAGCGCGGGGGAGGATCTCACTGCGCACGCTGGCGCTCGGCCTGCCCATGGGGGCGGCCGGTAGGTTTTTCACGCTCATGGTCAGCCTTTCTGCGGCTCGGTGTCGTTGCTAAGGCCCAGCCAGGCGCGGATGGAAGCCCGCGCCTGCTGGTCGGTGGTGGATGCCTGGCCGAGGGCATCCAGGGTGGTCATGGCGGATTGCACGGTGAGCACCGCTGCGTTGCCACCCAGCGGGTCGCGGTCTTCCAGCTCGCGCACTTCGTCGCGGGTCAAGATGCCGTTGTTGACCATGGCGGTGTAGAAGGCCGCTCGGCCCGCGCTGTCGGCCCGCAGCAGGCCCTCCACAGCGAACTTGGGGTAGTACCTGGTGCGTTCACCTGGCGTGAGCAGATCCTTGCTGATGGCCTGCTCGATGCGCTTGAGCCACGGGCCGAGCGTGAACATCAGGAAGGCGATCATCTGCTGCTCGATGCCGCTACCCCAGCTGGTGGACTTCTCGGTGTGGCCCACCATCCAGGGCGGTGTGCGGAACCAGCGGCAGATCTCCTCAACGCTCCAGCCTCGGGACTCCAGCAGCTGCACGTCCTTGGGGTTGATAGTCAGCGGCTTGACATCGATGCCGCCTTCCAGCAGTGGGGTCTGGCCCTTTTCCAGCAAGCCCAGGACGTTCTCGCGGAAGTTGTCGCGCTGTTCTTTCTTCAGGAACTCTTTGAACGTGTAGTAGATGTTTTGCAACGCGCCGTTGCGGAACACCTTGCCTGCGGCCTTGTCGGCGGCGATGGCCTGGCCGAATACCGCCGAACCGTACTGCACCACGCTGACGCCGTTTTTGCCGTCCAGTGAGAAGCCCGGAATGGTCCAGACACGGGCAGCGGGAATGATGCGACGGGTGCCGTTGTCGTCGGTGTAGTGCCACTCCTGCACCACGTTGCCCTGGCGCTTGTGCGGGGTCAGCCGGTCAGGGTTGAGAAACACCAGGCCGACCAGGCGGCCGTTGAATATCAGCTTTTCAGCACGGCCCGCGCCGCGCAGCAGCATGGCCGAAACCATGGACTCCCAGAACACGGCCGCCGTGGCGTCGGGGTTCGGTACGTCATGCAACACGCTGTAGAGCGGGTGCTGCTGCGCGAGGCGCTTGCCGCTAGCCCCTGTTCGCTCGTAGATGCTGAGCGGCAAGGTGGCGATGGTCTCGGCGATCAGTCGCACGCAAGCCCACACGGCAGAGATCTGCAGCATGGTGCGCGGGCTGATCGTGACGCCTGTTGCACTGTCAGACCCGAGCACGGCAGCCATGCCAGGCACATCGCTGACGCTGACGCCATCGCCGCCGAACAGCGCAGTGACGGCTGCGCGGATGCGGCCCTGTCGGCGTTGTGCGGTTGGTTTCTTCATGGATTACCTGCTGGTTTTGCGCCAATGCCTGCGGGCGCGGAAAAGAAGCCGTCCCGGTCGCCTTCGTCGGGGGTGTTAGCCAGTGCTCGGCCCAGTGCCATCAGCATGGAGATCACGCCGTCGATCTTGTTTTCGGGGCGCTCTTTCGTCGGCTGCATCAGCTCGTTGAACTTCGATTGCTTGACCACCAGGTTGCTGACCATCCAGGCCAGCACCGGGTTGCCTTCGTGCTGCAGCTGGCCCTCAAGCACCAGGTTCTCAACCTGGATCAGTGCCGGGGTGAAGAACATGGCACGCTGCGCGATCTCGACCAGCGGCAGGCCTTCTTCGATCAGCTTGCCCGCGAAGTACATGGACAGGGCCGGATCGAATGCGATCTCCTGCACGTCAAATCGACGGCAGTACGTGCGCATGTCGTCTGCCACGCAGTCGAAGTCGGTGAGTGCACCGTCTGTGACCACCACGTATCCCTGCCGGGCCCAGCCTGCCAGGTGGGCGTTTCCGCTTTCCTGCACGGCCAGCTCGTTCAAGTACAGACGTGTGCACACGTTCCACACCGTGACGGGCTCGTGCACGCCATCGGGGCCGGACCGCAGCACTTCGGACTGCCATGCGAGCGTGAGCGCTGCAAAGTCTTTCTTCTGCGCAAGGTCCAGGCCCATGTACACCCTGGAGCCGTCCGGGATGGCCGCGATGCTCAGCTCAGGCTCCGCGCACTTCTCCCAGGCCCGCATGTCCATCCACGGGCTTTCCCCGCTGACCCACACGTTCAGGCGCTTGGTCAGGAAGTTGGACAGCGCGCTGGGCATGGCCATGGCTTTGCTGGCCTGCGCCTGCAGCTCATCGAGCTGGACCGACTTGCCCAGGTTCGGATTGGCCTTGATCCACACCGCCGGGTCGAAGTGGTCATCACCATCGTCCAGCGTGTAGATGATGCCGAACACCCGTTCGTCCTGGACAACCCGGTCCAGGATCTTGGTGACGTGCGTGCGCCGCTCGTAGCAGATGCCGCTGCGGTCGGTGCCCGCCGTGGTGATAGTCCACAGCAGCGACTGCTCACGCGCGCCGCGCGCGCTGTCGATCACGTCATATACCGCTCGCGTCTTGTGCGCGTGCAGCTCATCGAGCAGCGCGAAGTGCACGTTCAGGCCGTCCAGCGTGCTGCCTTCAGCGGCCAGCGGCGCGGCCTTGCTGCTGGTGTGGGCCACCGTCAGGCTGTGCTGCATGATGGCCACGCCCAGGTGGGTGCGCAGGCCGGGCGAGCGCTCGGCCATGGCCTTGGCGTCATCGAACACGATGCGCGCCTGATCGCGGGTGGTGGCCGCCGTGTAGCACTCGGCGCCGTGCTCACCGTCAGCGGTCAGCATGTAGAGCAACAGGCCGGAGCCCTTGGCGCTCTTGCCGTTCTTGCGGGCCTCTTCCTCGTAGGCCTCCAGGAACCGGCGCAGCCGTGTTTCACGATGCACCCACCCGAAGACGGTGGTGAGGATGAAGCACTGCCAGGGCTCCATCTGGAGCTGGCGCCCTTCACGCGCCCACTTGCCCTTGATGTGGGGCAGCAGCTCGATGAAGGCGCACGGGCGCGATGCCCGCTCGGCATCGAACACCCAGGGCCAGTCTTCACTGGGCTCGCGCGCCAGGTCATCCACCTGGCGTTGCACTGCCAGGTGGACCCATTTGCAGGAGGGGATCGTGCCGCCGAGAACATCGCGCATGTACTGATGCGCGCGCTCGACGTATTCGTTCATCGGTGCGGGTTGGTGAACATGGCGAAGCCCTGTGGCTTCGTTTCTGGTTTGGGGTCAATGCCGGGCAGCGTGGGCTGCACGTAGTTGCTGGCCTGGACGCGGCCACGGGCCGCAGGGCTCAGGCCGAAGTGCATCAGGTAGCGGTTGAGCTGCTCGCGGTGCTTGCCGATCAGCTGCACTATCACGCTCTGTTGGGCGTAGCCGCTTGGGGTGGTGGCATAACTGGCCTCATAAACGGCGTCGGCGTAGTCCATGCCGCCGTCCACCTTGGCCTGCACCTTTCCGTTGAAGGCCATTTCCAGCTCGGCCAGCCGACCCGCAGCCTGGCAATACAGCGCCAGCGCCGCACGGTCCAAGCCGCTGATCAGGCCCAGCTCTTCCAGCAACGGCGTGATGCGTTTCCATTCCTTCTTCGCCTCAATGCCGAGGTGCTTTGGCGGACTCGGGATCTCGATACGGGGGTTGACCCCGGCCGCCAGATCCAGCGGGCGTCTTCCCGCATTCCCTTCCAGCACCCGCAGAGCGGTTGGCTTCGGCAGTGGACCACGTGAACCAGACATATCAACCTCCTATTGCCCCAGCGGGGTACCCCCCCTCCCAAAACCTGCGCGCGCAAAAATTTGACTAGGCGGTCGGTTTCCAGGTTGAGGGCTGGGAAGTTTGGACACCCCCCTCCCCCTGGCCGACCGCGCGGGGCCGGGGTCAGCCCTCGCGGTAGTTGCCCCAGGCGCGGCGCACACCGCGCGCCGACTCAGCCTTGGTCTTCACCGCGTGACAGTCATCACAAATCGATTGCTCATTGGTGGTGTCATCTGCACCGCCTTCGGCCAATGGGATGCGGTGATCACGGATGGTTGCGAGCGTCACGCGCCCAGCCTCTTGGCATGGTTCGCACAGCGGCTTGCGCCTGAACAGATCAGCGCGCATGGCCTGCAGCCTGCGGCCGGTGATCCGCTTGGTTTCCTTGGCAGGTGTGGCCCAGGCTTTCTTCGGATGCCTGGGGCAGCGGCTGGTGCCGTCACGCACCAGCACACCGCAGCCGGGGTGGCTGCAGGGGCGTGGGGCGGCAATGGGCATAGGTCAATGGCAGCCGGGCTACCTTCACTGCTCGTGATTGAGCGCAATCTCGATACCGGCCAGGCCGGGGTGTTGTCACTTCTTCCGGGCTGGGTACGAGCCAGCCAGATCCAGTCATGCGACCGCCACCGAAGCGGGCTGCCCTTCAACCGTCGCGCCCTCGGTGGCGCGCTCTCGCTTCGGTGGTGGCCCCAGCCTTTAACGTCGCTGGGATGGACGTGGTAGCTATCGACAGGGAGCACGCCTACCGACTCAACCCACCAGCTACACCCGTTGTTAAGAGATGCTGGATGCGCTGCCCTAGAGCAGATCGACCAATCGCTGATGCGTGCCTTCGATGCGCTGTATCGGCTTCACTACCGAGACGATGTACTTGTGCGGCGTCACCTGGTGTACACGGGGTGGGCACTCCCGCAACCATCAGCCAAGTTTGATCCCATGCCGACTCACGCGCGGCTTTAGACGCCGACCAGCAATGCCGGTCAGGATGGGCTAGTCAGTGCTACATGTGACCTCCTGTGATGGGTCCGGGACAGACTGAGCAAAGAAAAACCCCGACAAGCTCAACACTTGCCGGGGTTCCCACTTGATGCATTGCGGGTGGAGGCGCAATACACACACAGTGCCTGAAATGTACCCAAAAGGTCTAAGGAGCAGAACTCCTTTCGGTGTCTATAGCGCCTTGGCTTTGGCTTCGGATACACGGGCTGCAACCCGCTTGCGCTCCTTGACTTCTGCCTCGGCTTCAAGCCAGGCGGCGATGTAGTGATCCGCCTGCTCAAGCTGCGCTTTGATCGTGGACTCTGCCCGCATCATCCGGCGCGCCGTCTGCTTTATCCCCAGATCCATGATGTAGATGCAATCCAGCGTAACGAACAGATGGCCCTTGCCCAGCTTCATCGATTCCACCGCGCGGTTGGTCTCCTCCCCCTCCTGGTCAAAGTGCGGGACGATGGCACCGTTGTAGCTGCCGCGCTGCCACACATCCACCGCCAGTACGTTGCGCGTGTGGTAGCCCAGGCCGCTGTCGTTCTGTCGCACCTTCCACAGCGCCCAGTTGTCCAGCCTGCGTTTGATGTGTTCAAGCCGCGCCATAGGTCCGCGCCTCATCGTCCGTCATCGGAAAAATGCACACGTATGCACAACCGAACCGCACCAGAAACTGCGCCAGCTGCTGCATGCGCGGGTCACTGCGGCCAAACGGTGTGCCCACCACATGCCCCGCCTCCAGCGCGTAGAAGCAACCCGGCTCGCCCCGCAAGCCACGGCGCACCAGCGCGTATGCCTCGGGTCCGATCTGCGCCACCTTGTCTTCAATGGACTGCCTCACATTGGGCATGCTGGACTTGATCACCTGCAGCCGCTGATCCACCAGCGCCTTCATGCCGTCCTGCGTTTGCTGCTCTGACATAACTGCCGCTCCTTTCCGGGCCGTCCACCCGTCCACCATTTCTATAGACCTCACACACATAGGCGGAAGTCCACACGCGCGGGCACGAGCACATGCGCACCCATCCGCCTGCGCCCACATCAAAGGGCGCTCCCGATTCATTCAGACAATGCAGCGGCTTCGACTGGTGAAATAGCCCAATGGCCCACCGCCGCGCACTCCATGGCAAACCCTGGACGGCTGGACGGCACGCACACGCATGCACCAGCGCCAGGCGCCTGAACAGGTCAGGGCTACGTCATAGGCCACCCGCCTACGCGCAACGACATCCCCGCCACCACACCGCAACGCTGGCCGCGAATCGCGCCTCCAGACAGCGTTGCACCATGGCGCGTTTCAAGCACCTGCGGCTTTTCCGGCGCTGTGCGCGCCGATCCCTGCCTACAGAGGTGCATAGTCGTCGTCCTCTGCCCAAGGCGCTGCAGCGGCGCCCGTGGCATCTTGTGGTCCGGCATCCGTACCTGCGCCCTGCGCCAGGCCATCACCGTCCTGTTCCTCATCCGGCTCAAATGGCGGAGGCCACGCAGCTGGCTGCTTGAAGCCTCGCCTGCGCTGGCCGCCCCCTTCTCGGGTTGGCTCCCATCCGTTTTCAAACAGCCAGTCCCGCACAGCGCCGTCAAGCATGTTGCTGGACTTGCCCGGGTCAGCGCCCAAGGCCTGCACCAGGTCCGGTATGGTCACGAACTGCGTGAGCACACTCAGTCCCTGCGTGGCCTTGCCGTCGGTGTTGGTGATCCCTTCGCGCGTCAACAGCGACCACAGCCGCCCCTGCACGCTGGTCTCTACCAGACGCTTATCCTGCTCAGGCTTGAAATAGACGCGCTCCTCCTCCGGGTCGGGGTGATACCGCTCACCGGCCTCGATCAACGCCAAGGCTTCGGCAAAGAGCTGCCCCCTGAACTTCTGCAGCCACTCCAGATTCGTGCGACCACCTACCAGCACCGGCCAAAAGCGCCGGTTGCCCGTGATGTCGAAGAGGTACTGACGCTTGTTCGTGGTGCACCAGATCACGCACTGGCGCGGGTGCTCCTGCACATAGCGGCCATAGGCGCCCCGGTAGCGGTCGGTCTCGCTCGAAAAGAACGCCTTCACCGCCTCGCTGTCGGCACGCCTGAAGGCAGTCATCTCCGACAGCTCATAGGCCACGATGCCGCTGAGCTGCTCCATGCCGTCCTTGCCGCTGCCGATATCGAAGTGGGTGTCCGAGAAGAACTCCTTGCCCACCAGCGTGCGCACCATCGAAGACTTGCCAATGCCGCCCTTGCCTTCCAGCACCACCGAGTAGTCGAACTTGCAGCCCGGCGTCATCACCCGTGCCACATGCCCCATCACAATGAACTTGGACACCAGCTGCAGATAGCGCAGCAGCTTGGGCTTCATCTCTGCGGGCTTCATCCCCAGCACGTGAATCAGCCACTTCTCCAGCCGTGGCTTCTTGTCCCACACCTGCGCCCGCAGCCAGTCGCGGAATGGGTGAATGCGGTTCTCATCAGCCGCCACGTTTACAGCCTGTTCGCAGGTCTGCGCGCTGGCCTCGCCCGTGCCGTAGTAGGTCTCCACAAAGTTCGCCAGCCGCAGCACATCGGCATCCACCAATGGCCCAGGCGCCTCGCGCCAGGGGAAAGCCTTCACCGCAATCGGCCGCTCCCGCAGTTCGTCATAAGCCACGCAACCGGCCAGGCCTGGTGCACAGCGCAGGGCCTCAATCAGCAGGCCCCGGCGCGGCCGCAGCAGCCACCGGCCACGCAGGCGCAGGCGTGCCACCTCATCGTCCAGCAGGATGCCAAACGGGTCATCGTCGCCATCATCACCACCGCCCCCACCTGGGGCCGGACTGGCGCTAGCCGAGGGTTCGCGATTTTTTGGCGGCGCGCCACCAGCAGCTGCAGGCGCAGGCGCCGACACATCGGCCAGCAAAGCCCTGGCCGTGCCAAAGTACGCAAGCACGCGCTCGCCGTCCCAGCCGTCCGTCTCGATGGCGTCCCGGCAATCCCAGCCCGAGAGCTTCACACCAGGCTTGTCCACGGGCAGCAGCTGCACCGTGCAGCCGTGCGTATCCCGCAGCAGCGCACCTATGCCCAGCATCGCCTTCATGCCCGGCTGCGCATCAAAAGCCATGTACGGCTGGCGCAGCTTCAGGGCCTCGCGCTCCTCATCGGTGGTGCAAGCCTTCAGCTCATCGCGGGGCGGCTTCTCGCGCAGAGAGTCACAGTCGGGCCACATGATCACAGTGCACCCGGCCAGCCACTCCCACATAGCCTTTTGCCATGCGTTCGACCCGCCCGGCCAGCTGGCCACGCAGTACACGCCGGGCGCAATCGCATCGAGTAGCGCCTGCAGGCAATCCGCCTTGCGCTCCCCTTCCACCAGCACCACAGTGCGCCCATTGGGCAACTGGCCGCCCGGGAAATACAGCGGCCGAGGGTCCGCCCAAAACCGCCACTTCCAGGTCTCGGTGCCATCCATCAGGCTACGCGCATAGGTGTACGGAATCGTTACCTTGTCGCCCGCGCTGTCGATGAAGCGCACAACAAACCCATACAGGTCATCACCCACCTGGTAGCGCGCCGTATGTTCAATGCGGTCCTTGCTGCGCTCCTTTGCATAGTGCACAAAGGTGGGCGGCAAATGGTGCGCGGGTGCGGGCTTGATGGTCTCCCACTTCTCCGACTCCTTCACCGGCTTGGGTTCGGGCGCGGGCCGTGGTGGCTTCGGCGCGGGGGCCGTACCACCTGCAGGCGCCATCACCAGCCCGGCCACACTCTCCAGGCCATACTCCCGCGCCACCTGCACAGCCGCCTTGCCCTTCGAGAGGTCGTGAATAGCCGCATACAGGTCAAGCAGATCACGCCCGCTCTCCCCGGTGGAGAAATCCTTCCACAGCCCGCTCTCGACATTGATTGACAGGCTGCTACCGCTGTCGCCAGACAAAGACCCGCAGGTGTATTCCTTGCTCTGCGGGTTGTACTTGCCGTGCGGAAGCCACTCCTCCAGCAAAGAGAGTGCTGTGCGCTGCAGCGCATCCGCAAGCTCGGCCCACTTGATAGGCGGCAATGGCTCCCGGCTCATGCAGCCACCACCAGGCACGCACTACAAAACCCGGCGTCTCCACCACCGGCGGCATCTTGTTGCAAAGTCATGAGGTGTCAGCCGCCCCATACCCGCAGCACGCTGCTCAAGTCCACAAACCCATCATCCTGGCCATCGACCAGGGCTGCAGGCACATACTCGGCCACCGGGCGGTTGCGGTAGTCCACCCGCCGCTGGCGTGCAATGCGCACCTGCCCAGCCCGGCTCATGTGCTTCACCGTGTGCGTGGCAGCCTTCAGGCCCACACACGCCACCGCAGCCATCTCCCGCAGCGTAGGCCCCCGGTCCGGCGTAGCCAGCTGGCTGCAGGCATTCAGCAGCGCCACGCGCACTTCACCAGCGGGCCTCATGCTGCACCGCCAGACTCACGGGCGCGCCACTTCGCCACGGTGGCTTCATGCTTGGCCTCCAGATGCCGCATAAACACCTGGCCGCTGGCCACCAGTTCGGCCCATTGCTTTTGCACATCCGTCATCTCATTGCGGCTGATCTCGCCATCGGCATCCGCCTGGGCGGCAGCGCTCACCACGTCCGAGAACTCGCGGACCAGCTTGGCCAGGCCCGCGGCCGTCAGCTCATCCGGCATGGCGTGCATGCCAGAGGGCAACAGCAGCAGCGTGCCCCCCACAGCCTCGGCCACGCGCGTGGGGTAGTCCGCCGCGTGCGGGCTGCCCACCTCCATGCACATAGCCGCAATCTCGGCCGCGTCGTCCGCGCCCATCTTGAAATGCGGCGCGCCCCGCAGCTCCTTGTCCAGAGTGCTTTCAGACTTACCCAGCCGCAAGGCCACAGCCTCCAGGCCCCCTGGGTATTTGCGTGCGGCCAGCCGCAAAGAATCAAGCAAGTTCATCCAGTCCACCTGTCAAAACGCTAAAGACACCCCCGCCCAGGCCCGCGACACTGCAGGCATGAGAGGGACCAACAAAAGAACGCACACCACCACGCAGCCGCACAAAGCGCCGCGCACCTGCCCGCGCGCGGCACACCTTTTGGGGGGGAGGGAGTCGAACCCCGGCGGTGCGGCCTGGGGCGTGGTGGGTGCAAAAACGAAAGGGCGGGCGCCCGCAGACGTAGCAGCACAATGGAGTTCTCACACAACCACTTGCCACGAGAGGGGCGCCCATGACTACCGACACAAACGAGTTAATCCTTGCCGCGCACGTGCGCGTGATCGCGCAAGAAAAGCGCCTCGCGGCATTCCAGGCTGCATCTGCTTCGGTTACCGCAAAGTACCCAGAGCTCACACAAGACAGATCGCAGCCGACCCCGGTGCTACTGGCGCAGATAGACGCCGACAGCGACACGGCAGAGCAAAGGCGAAAGGCCCTTGCGAGCCTGAAGGGCGATTGGTATACGGAACATCCGCTAGAGGAATTCGTACCGGCGGCAATTGCAGAGCTGAAAAACATTGCCACGCTCATCAGGGCACATCAGACAAACTGACAGCGCGCTCCACGCGATCCAGCGCCCGCCGCTGCCGGTCCGCTTCCTTCACGAGGAACGCAATCTGCTGGTCGCGCAGCGCCTGCACATCAGCCCTCTCGCGAGCCTTGCGCGCCAGCCATTGCGCGAAGGCAAGCGTTGCCCCTGCGCCGACCGTGGCCAACAGCAAAAAGGCTGCATCAACAGATGCACCAAGCCAAAGGTGTTGCACGGCAGTGGAGGCTGCGACGGACGCGGCCCATAGGGCTGCGAAGGTGATTTGGCTACGCATGCGCCACCCCCTGCGCCCCCGGGACCTGGGCGGCGCGGGCCAGCTCGGCGAGCTTCAGGGCGTCTTCGGCGGCCCGAGGAACCTCACCACGTTCCCAGCGCGAGATACGGCACTGCGGAACACCGCTTTTTTTCGCAATCTCGGTCTGAGTGAATCCAGCATTGCGAAGGATCTGGATGTTTTCGACGGTGGTCTTCATGGTTTCGCATTATGCACAATTGCGTAATCAAGAAAAGACTTTTTGCATTATTCAATGATGCATAGTTTGGCCACTATGGAAGGCCACGAACTACTCAGCCTGCTGATGAAGAAGCGTGGCATGAACGCCAACGCGCTGGCCGTGCTCCTGCGCGACCGTTCGTTGCAATCGCAAATTCAACGCTACGTCAGTGGACGGACAAAGAACCCCAGGCCAGACACACTCGAGCCCATTGCCCGGTTCTTTGGAATAGGCATTGAGGCGTTTTATCAGCCCACGATTGCGCGACAGATTGCTCAGCAGCTATTGCTCGTGCCGAATGTCGATCGCGTGGAGAGCGAGCCGCCACCCTATGGCGTCCGCGTCGCCAGCTCCCCCACGCCTCTACGCACGCGCCCGAGCCTGAGGGAAAACATCCTTCAACTTGGAAAGTCTTTGGAGATCTATGACGAATCTGCGCGCAAGGCCGTGTCATCTTTGTTAGCAGACTTGGCGCTCCACCCCGAAAATGCAGCACTGACCGCGAACCGCATCACCGCGCTGCTCGATGCACCGGGAAACGGCGTAGCGCAAAAATCTACGCCTTTAGCGAACTCCTAGGGTCGCGGGAGCGGCGCCCATGTACCCGAGAGACCGAATGAAACCCATCCTCAGCGTATTGATGCTTGTGATCTCGATCACATCGCACGCTCAGACACCACTTCAGTTCGATCAGCGGGCCAAAGAAGTGGCAGCCAAGACGCCGCTGACACATCGTGCTGTTCACCAGTTGCGCAATCAGGCGCAGTGGGTGCGCTACGACGTCACCATGAGCAATGTGAAATGGGACGTCAAAAAAACCGACTCTCTACTGAACCCGGTCGTTGCGGTTGTGACCGCAGACCTGACTTTCACATCCACTCCGCCGCAGCCATCGGCCGAGTTGGCGGAAGCTGCTGAAGCGCGGCCACCGCTAGATGTGGATCGAATTGAGCTGAACTATGCACCATCCGATACCGGATGGACGTGGACCAGCGGGCGCACAGCGTTGGCAGTACTTAAGCGCTGGAACCCAATCACTCCAGGCGAGCGCAATCTTCCTAAAGATCCAGAAATGCGCTGGTTAGCCGAGCAGTTTCTGCCACAGCCGAACTGAAATTTACGGCGCGCTTGCAGTCAATGCAATTTTGCATTGACTTGATTAAGCATATCTGCATAATCGGGCCTCGTTTTACCAACGAGGGCCGAAATGCAACCCCACAACACCCCCAGTGCACACGTGTGCACACCACCCGCAACGCGGCAGATCAGCCAGCGTGAGGCCGATCTGCTGGAGCGGTACACCAGCACGCAGACCAACGCGTTCCTGCAGCTGTTCCGCCTGGCACAGCGCCACCCTGGCACTGGTGGTGGCGACACCGCCGCCATGGTGCTGCTGGGCCTGTACAACGGCCCGCGCTTCCCGCTCGATCTCACGGAACTGCGCCGACTTGATGCGGGCAACCTGAACGCGGCCATCACCGCCATCGCTACCGACGCGGGCCACTGCTGCGCCGAAGTGCACGAGGTGCTCAACGCCCTGCTGGGCCGCACGAGCGTGGGGCACGAGCTGGAGATCTGGGCCTATGACCTGCGTCTGCCCAAGCGCTGCAAGGCCGCAGAGCTGGCAGACCTGCGCCGCCTGGTCGCAACGGACGCAGGCGGTGCAGCATGAGCAGCGCCGTCGCTCACCTGTTGCGCCAGATGCAGCTGGACCCGCGCCTGGCATGGCTCATCGGCCCCGGAAGCCGCAGCTATGAGCTGCTGACCGAGGAGGCCGCGAAGGCGAACAACCTCGACGTTGAGGAGTTGCGCAAGCAGCACGGCGCGACCCTCAAGTTTGAGAAGTGGCCCAGCCGGGAAGGCGGTGCAGCATGAAATCAGTGCACCACCTTGTACCCAGCCAGCCGCTCCAGGCGCGCGCTGTAGGCCTTCCAGTCGGATGGGCTGGTAGTCGGCACGCATCCATCCAAGTAGAGGTATATGCAATCGGGGTTGGGATCGCCCTTGCAGGACAGCGCAGTGATCTGTGCAGCGCTCAGGGCACGCTTGAACTTGAAGCGAATGGGAAACGCGTCGTAATCGACCCGCTCCGTAGTCGAAAAGCCGAGGGGTTTGTAACGCCTGTTCAGGGCGATGTAGCTGCCATCGGCCTGCCGCTGCAAGCAGTAAACCAGCATCAGCTGACGCAGTTCAGAAGTGGTCTCTCTCGTTGCCATAGTGGTACCCCCTCCCGGGCAAAAGCGGCCATTTTGAGCCTGCCGCAGGGCTGGGGCAAGACAACGATGGCGCCGACGCTGGCAGCTTTTTTGGGCCTCGACTGGATCGTGGAGGAATGGCACCCGGCACAGGGCCTACTGTCCGGCGCGCTGCACCTGACCAACGAGCCAGTGGAAGGCGGTTCAGCATGACCGCCCGCCAGCAGCACATCGTGCAAACCACAGGCGCCGCGAATTACCTTGGCCAAGCCAACGGAGACCGCCGCTTTTGGGTAGTTGAGCCGCCCAAGCTGTACGAGTTCCGCATCAAGGTGCCCGGCCACAACCCATTCCACGGCCTGTTCCCCAACGCCGGTGCAGCCCGCCTGCAGGCCGAGCAGATCTACCCCGACTCGCACCCCGCCAGCGTGGTGTGCACGTCCCGCCAGCGCCAGGAGGCCCGCCCATGAGCACCCCCATCCAGCTCATCCGCCTGCGCACCCGCCGCACCCGGCACCAGGGCCTGCGCATTGCCGCACGCATCGGCATGGCTGCGCTCTGCCTGGGCGTGTTCCTCACCGTGTTCGCCTGGGTGTACCTGCACCTGCCCCGCTGATACAGGCCCGCCATGCCCACCACCAGCACCTTCACGTTGCACATCCGGGGTCAGGTCACCAGCAGCGTCTGCCGCTACACCCGCCACGGCCTGCCCGTGGTGGAGCTGGAGATCGAAGACCGCGCCACCGGGCAAACCGTGTGCATCACCCACCACTACCCCGACAAGGGCACTGCCAGCTGCACGGCAGCGCGCTCCCTTGCCGCCCGCATGCGCGGCCAGCTGGCCGACCTGCAGGCCATCAACCCCAAGTTCAAAGCCAAGCGCCTGGAGTGCGAGGCCGACCACATCAACCCACCCCAAACCAGCGCCAAGCGCGCAGACCTCGAATGACCCACCACACCCACGTTATCGGCCTCACAGGCCCACTCGGCAGCGGCAAAGACACCGTGGCCGACCTGCTCACCACCCACTGCGGCGCCCACAAGATGGCCTTTGCCGACGCCCTGCGCGCCGAGATCGTAGAGGCCTACTGCATCGAGCACGTGTACCTCACACGGCGCGAAACCAAAGAGCACCCCATCAGCGCCCTGGCGCTGGCCCGCTGCCTCGATACCGCCTTCGTGGGCCGCATGCTCATCCAGCACCAGCTGTTCAACGACGGCCAGCTCGACATGGACGCCCCCCGCAGCCCGCGCCAGATCATGCAATGGTGGGGCACGGAATACCGCCGTGCCGCCCAGCCTGGCTACTGGGTCAGCAAGGCCGCCCAGCACATCCACTGGCGCCACCAAGCCATGCGCGACCGCCTCATCGTCATCACCGACGTGCGCTTTGAAGACGAAGCCCGCCTTGTCCGCGCACTGGGCGGCCAGATCTGGCAAATCAAGCGCCCAGGCTGCGAGGTAGGCGCCACAGCGCACGTCAGCGAGGTGACGGGCGAGGCCTTCACGCCCAACCTGGTCATCAACAACAGCCACGACATGCGCCACCTGCAGCAGCTCGTGCTGAGCGGCTGGGCGGCAAAGGAATGGGGCGTGCCAGGTGTGCGCGTGGAGGTGCCAGCATGAGCCGCGCCCGCCCCACCCGTGGCACCGACAGCATCACGCTGGCCAAGCCCAACGAAACCAGCGTGCACATCCTGCGCTGCAAGCCCGAGCCACTGCGCCAGGCAGGCCTGCAGGCCATCGGCACAACTACCACATCGGCGCACGGCAAGCCGCTGATCAGCCCAGTGCCCAGCCAGGCCGAGCTGCTCGCCCGCCGCAAGAGCGAGCGCCTGGAGGCAGCCACCACCTGCACCCCCGTGCGCAACAGCACCATGCGCGGCCCGGCGTACACCTGCCCCGAGCTGCGCACCAACCCCCACCGCCCCGGCAGCGCTGACGCCTTCAGCCTGCCCAGCCTGTCCAGTTTCCCCAACCCCTCCAAACGATAGGAGTGCTTCCCATGTCCCTTTCCACCATCCGCTTTGCCGACCTGCCCGCCATGGGCCAACCCCTGGAGGGCGGCACCTTCGCAGGCATCACCACCCATGCAGACGGCAAGCATTACGCCGAAGTGCTGCTGCCCGACCAAGGCAGCGACCTCAACCACCCGCAGGCCGTGGCATGGGCAGAAGCCCTGGGCGCAGCGCTGCCCACCCGCCCCATTGCCGCCCTGCTGTTCTCCAACCTCAAGGCCCAGCTGCGCCCAAGCTGGCACTGGCTGCAAGAGACCGAAGGCGCCTCCTGCGCCTGGGATTGCTACTTCGACTACGGCTACCAGACCAGCAACCTCAAGAGCTACGAGGGCTCGGCTGTTGCCGTCCGCAGCATTCCACTGAGTGCTTGAGTCCTTCGGTCCTTTTTTCTTTTTGAGTCAACCATGAACACCACCACCACCCACATCCAGCTGGCCGCAATCGCCATCGAACTGGCACCAGGCGAACGCTACTCCGGCGCTGTGCTGGACAAAACCGGCCAAGTGCTGCACCACCTCATCCTGCTGCCAGCGCGCCCCGATGCGCGTAAGAACTGGGACGACGCCAAGGCATGGGCCACCAGCGTGGGCGGCGACCTGCCCAGCCCGCAAGAGCAGGCCCTGCTCTTTGCCAACTGCCGCGACGCGCTGCCCAAGACCTGGTGCTGGTCCAACAAGGAGCACGAAGAAGGCGCCTCCTACGCCTGGGATTGCGACTTCGGCTACGGCGACCAGCTCGGCACCCTCAAGAGCTACGAGGGCTCGGCTGTTGCCGTCCGCAGATTGATTCCTTAAGTCCTTCAACCCTTTGATTTGAGCCACCCACCATGGCCCTGCACACCCAATTGCCCATCTACCGCACCGGCCTGCAGCTGCTCACGCTGGCCCACCGCGTGCAAGAGCAGATGCCACGCGGCGTCAAGCGCACCGTGGGCGAGAAGATCGCCCAGCACTGCCTTGACATCCTGGAGCTGATGGCGCTTGCCAACGCCTCACGCGAGCACCGCGCACAACACCTGCGCGAGCTGCTCACCCGCCAGCGCACGGTAGAGGTGCTGCTGCGCGTCAGCTTTGATGCGCGCCACGTCTCGCCCAAGCTCTGGGCCCAGGCCGTGCAGCTGCTGGGCGCTATCGGCGCGCAGGCCGGTGGGTGGCTCAAGTCCGCCAAGAACAGGGCGCCAGCAGTATGACGGTCAAGGCCCTCATGCCCGTGCGCACAGTGAATCTGGTCGCGCCGCTGGGCCACAAGCCCACCGACAGGCACACCACGGATACGGCCGCGCCAGCGCGCGGTGCGTCCGGTGCAGCCCCCTTGCTGATCGGCTCAGGCCTTCGGCAGGGTGGCCTACATAGCGCGACGGTTGCGCCTCCTACGCCTGGAATTGCAACTTCAACAACGGCAACCAGAACAACAACCACAAGAGCTACGAGGGCTCGGCTGTTGCCGTCCGCAGATCCGCACCTGTTCGGCTTGCTGGTGCAGGCCTGGCTCGACTGCCGCCGCCACAAGCGCAACAGCGCCAGCGCGCAGGCCTTCGAGGCCCAGGCCGAGCACAACCTGCTGCAGCTGCACGATGAATTGGCCAGCGGCACCTGGCAGCCAGGCCGCTCCATCTGCTTTGTCATCACCCGGCCCAAACCGCGCGAAGTATGGGCGGCACGGTTTGCAGACCGCATCGTGCACCACCTGCTCTACAACCACATTGCCCCGCGCTTTCATGCCCGCTTCACCGCCGACAGCTGCGCCTGCATCCCCGGCCGTGGCACGGCCTACGGAGCCCGCAGGCTTGAGGCCCAGGTGCGCAGCGCCACTGCCAATTGGAGCCGCCGCGCTTACTACCTCAAGTGTGACCTGGCCAACTTCTTCGTCAGCATTGACAAGGCCGTGCTGCTGGACCAGCTGCAACGCCAGGTGCACGAGCCCTGGTGGATGTCGCTGGCCCAAGTCATCCTAATGCACGACCCACGCGGCAACGTGGAAGTGCATGGCACCGCCCGCGAACTGGCCCGCGTGCCCGCCTACAAGAGCCTGTTCAACGCACCCGCAGACCACGGCCTGCCCATAGGCAACCTGTCGAGCCAGTTCTTTGCCAACGTGCTGCTGGACGACTTGGACCAATTCGCCAAGCACCGTCTGCGCGCACCCCACTACGTGCGCTATGTGGATGACTTCATCCTGCTGCACAGCAGCCCGCAATGGCTCAACGCAGCCCATGCAGCCATCTCCGACAAACTGACAGGCCTGCACCTGGCAATGAACCCGCGCAAGACCATCCTGCAGCCCGCAGAGCGCGGTATCGACTTCGTGGGCCACGTCATCAAACCCTGGCGCCGCACCACCCGCCCGCGCACCCTGGCCACCGCCCTGCAGCGCATCGAACAGATGCCGCCAGCCGACACCTACGCCGCTGGCAACAGCTACCTGGGCCTGGTGCGCCAGGCCACCCACAGCCACAAAGAACGCGCCGCCCTCTGCCGCGCCCTGCTCAAGCGCGGGCACGCGGTGGAAGGCCTTCACCTTACCCAAGCATTTCGCACCCACACGAAGGAAGCCCACCATGGCAACTGAAGCACACGACACCGTTACACAGGCTCTGCCCACCCCAGGCGCAGGCCCGCAGATGCGCATGGTGGAGGTAGCCCTCATCGAGGAGAGCCTCACCAACCCGCGCAAGACCTTCGACGGTACCAAGCTGCAAGAGCTGGCAGACAGCATCAAGGCCAGCGGCGTGCACCAGCCCATCCTGCTGCGGCCGCTGCCAGGTAGCCGCCTGGCCGAGACCTTCGGCTTTCGCCGCCAGGGCGCCCCCCTGCCCGCCTACGAACTGGTGGCCGGTGCACGCCGCCTGCGCGCCTGCCGCCTCGCCAAGGTGGCCGAAGTGCCCGCCATGATCCGGGAGCTGACAGATGACCAGGCGCTGGAGATCCAGCTCATCGAAAACCTGCAGCGCGTGGACATGAGCGAGCTGGAGGAGGCCGAGGGCTACCGCGCCCTGATGGAGCACAGCCACCTCACCGTGGAACAGGTGGCCGAAAAGATCGGCAAGGGCGACAGCAAGAGCAAGGGCAAAAGCTACGTGTACGCCCGCCTCAAGCTGCTGGACCTGTCCCCCGAGGCCACCAAGGCATTGCGCGAAGGCTTGATCGACGCCAGCCGCGCCCTGCGCATTGCCCGCATCCCAGACGCCAAGCTGCAGGCCAAAGCGCTGGCCGAAGCATCGCGCAAGAACTACCGGGGCGACCCCGCCATAGGCGTGCGCGAGTTTGAGGGCTGGCTGCAGCAAAACGTCATGCTGCGGCTGGACAGCGCCCCCTTCAACATCACCGCCATCGAGCTGGCGCCCGCAGCTGGTAGCTGCAAGGATTGCCCCAAGCGCACCGGCGCCAACCCCGATCTGTTCGCTGATGTGAACAGCCCAGACCTGTGCACCGACCCCGCCTGCTACCACGGCAAGGAAGCCGCCCACAGCACCGCCCTGCGCGCCCAGGCCGAGGCCAAAGGCATGCGCGTTATCGAAGGCAAGGAAGCCAAGGGCATCGTCAAGCTGCAATCGTGGGACGGCCACGGCAATACGCTTGACGGCTACAGCAGGCTGGACAGCATTCGGCACGATGTCACCCACGAGAAAGACCGCGCAACGCTGCGCGAACTGCTGGGCGACAAAGGCCCGCAGCCCGTGCTCATCGAGCACCCCACCACCAAGGAGCTGATCGAGGCCGTGCCCACCGAAGAGGCCGAGGCAGTGCTGGTGCAGCGCGGCGTGCTCAAGACCACGGTAAAGCAGATCAACCTGGAAGAGCGCATCAGCCAGCTCAAGCAGCAGTCCGCCCACCGCCAAGCCCGCGCCGCCGCCACCGCACTGCAAAGCGCGTTGACCCAAGCCGCCCTTAAATCGCCCCAGCCCGCCAAGGTGCTGGCCGACGCTGAGCTGCTGCGCGAGTGGCTCAAACTCAAGATCAAGGATCTGGACCAGGACGATCTGCACACGGTGTTCTCGCTGGAGACCATCGAAGACGAGAACCACCAGGACACCGAAGCACGCGCCACGGCCCGCATTGACCGCGCAAGCGACGATGAGGTGCGCAACCACATGCTGGCCTGGGTGATCACCGAGAACGCCTACCGATACGGTCATGACGACGGCACGCCCCTGGTGACAGCCGCAGCCCGCGCCCTGTGCATTGATGCACACGATGTAGAAGCCCAGGCCGTCGCCCGCGAAAAGGAAGAACTGGCCGAAGCCATTGCCAACCTGCGCGCCGCCGCCAAAGCCCAAGCCAAACCCGCCAAAGCCCAAGCCAAACC